TCGCTTCTGTGCAAAAATGGGTTAGATTATTTGAATAAGCATGAATGGAGAATCAAATGATTGAAGAAGCTTTGAAAACCTGGTTGATTGAATGTGAGTTGACTAGTGAATCGGCAGTGTTATCACTTATAGCCCTCCGTTTGGCTCGCGAGTTTGACGAAAAGCCACACACGTCAACTGCAGCTGAACTTCGCAAGACCATCCTCGAGATCTCGCGCCAGTTGAACGGCTCCGCGCCAGAGTTTGACCCTCTGGCCGAAATGCTGAAAAGGTAATGCAACTTCCAGCCCGGTTCACCCCTCCGCTATCGCCAGACTTCTTGACCGATGGCGACCGCCTCATTGACTTGGTGGAACTGTGTTGGGTTACGCCCGAAACGGACACGCCGCTCAAGCTTGACGAGTGGCAGAAGTGGTTGTTCCGCGCCATGCTCGAGCGTTACCCTGATGACCACCCTGAACATCCTGGCGAACTTCGCTACCGCCAGATTGTAGTTTCGATGGGCAGGCAGAACGGCAAGTCGGTTGTCGGCGGTGCGCTTGCTCTCGAGGCTTTGGCATTCCGTCGAGGCGATTGTCTGTCCCTGGCATCGTCGCGCGAACAAGCATCCATCATCTTTTTGCGCGTCAAGCACGTCATCGACTCAACACGCTGGCTGGCTAAACGCTTCAAGAAAACGACCGAGACTCGTGGCATTGCAAAGATTGACGGTTCTGGCCGTTACAAAGTTAGCCCTGCTGCTGAAGGCGCGTTGCAGGGTATTACCATCGGTGGCCGGTGCATTCTCGATGAAGGTCACCTAGCCAAGCGTGGAATTTGGACTGCAGCACTCAAGGGAACCGCCGCGGTGGCTGGTGCGCAAGTTATCATGATTACTACAGCAGGCGACCAAGACTCACAGACTTTGCTTGACCTGTATCTTTCAGCTGAGAAAGCCATTGCTGGCGACAAGAACCTGGAACGCTTTGGCGCGTTTATCTGGGAAGCACCACAAGGCTCGAGTATCGCCGACCCTGAAGCAATCAAGGCAGCAAACCCTGCGGTCGAGTGTGGCCGTATCCCTATCGACCGAGTGCTTGGCGACATTCTCACTCAGCCTGAGCATGAGGTGCGCCGATACACGCTCAATCAGTTTATTAGTGGATCTCGCGAAACTTGGTTGCCAGGCGAACTGTTCGTGAAGGCGGCAGGTTCTGGCATCACCGACATGGATGGCGCGGTGCTTGGCATCGACGTGACACGCAACTTTGAGAGCGCAACCATTGCAGCTGCAAAACGCAACGGTGACGACTATGAGACGGAACTGGTGGCATCGCTGGTCAACCCGACCGAGGAGCGCATTGTCGAGATGATTATGGCCATCTGTTCCAAGCACCGAATTACAGGCATTGCCCTCGATGACCGAGGTATGCATGGCTTGCATCGCAAACTCAAAGAGCGTGGCCTGCCAGTCTGGAACTTGTGGAATAAAGAAATCAACACGGCCTGCATGAACGTTTATTCAATGTTTGCCACTGGGCGCATCACTCACAACAACGATCCGTTGCTCGTACTACAGAACTCGCGCGCAGTCTCGAAGTATGTTGGCGAATATTGGCAAGTCTCACGCAAAGAGTCTGTTGGCGACATCGACGCGCTCCTAGCAACTATCTGGGCGTTGCATGTTGCGTCTGCGCAAACAATGTCGGGTGTCGGAGTATACTAGATTCGACACACCGAATACGCCTAGAAGTTTAGAATCGGTCTAAAACTCATAAGGTTGTTTTATGGCCACACTTTGGCAAAGATTGACCGGCAACGTTCCTGTTGAACGTCGAGCTGCTGTTCCTAACATTCCCGTTCGCTCTGACACTTACGTGAGCACTCAGACCGCGCTCTCTTTAGCATCGGTCTACCGCGCGATTCAAATTATCGCCACACCAATCTCAAAAGCATTGCCACTTGAGACTTACCGCTACGGCGGCGGACTCGAGGTCAAGATTGAGAACCCGGTTCTTGTCAACAACCCTTCACTTTCGGAGTCGCGCAAAGACTTCATTTTCTCGACCGTCACCAGCCTTGCAATCAACGGTGAAGCCTTCTGGTTCAAGTCATACGACTCACGCGGTCAAGTCAACGATCTAACCGCCCTCGACCCGACCACCATCAGCCCCCGCCTCGACGGCATCAACGGAATGACCGGTCAAAAAGTATTTGACTACATGGGCAAGACTTACACTCAGCGCGACATCGAACACATGCGCTTGTTCACCACTGTTGGCAACCTGCGCGGACTCGGCCCGATTCAAGCTGCAGGCAACGATATCGCCACCGCTCTAGATCTCCGCAACTTCGCGAGCACCTGGTTCGCTTCAGGTGGCGTGCCAACAGGCGTGCTCAAAACAGGCAAGATGCTCACCAAAGACCAAGCTGACGAGATTACAACGAACTGGCACACCAAGCAGGCGACTAGACAACTAGCGGTGCTAAGCGAGGGCTTTGACTATCAGGCCATCAACGCTACGCCGCAGGACTTGATGTTCACCAACGTCGCAGCACAGTCGACTCAGACAATCGCTCGCTTGTTTGGTGTGCCAGCACGTCTCTTGCTGACCGGTGTTGACGGCTCAAGCGACACTTACGCCAACTTGAGCGATGAGCAGCAAACGTTCTATCGTCACACTCTCATGGCTTACACCAACGCCATCGAGGACGCACTAAGCAACTGCCTGCCACGCGGCAACTCAGTTCGATTCAACTACGAAGGTCTCTACAAGGCAGACATGAAAACTCGCTGGGAGATGTACGACATCGCCACTGGTGGAGTTGCCTGGCTAACGCCTGATGAAGTCCGAGCAAAGGAAGGTCTCTAAATGGAGATTGAAACACGCCACATCGAAATGCGTCTCGATGACGACGCTGAGGGAACAATTCGCGGTATCGCCGTACCATACGGCCAGACCGCAGACATCGGCACTTACCAGGAGCAGTTCGCACCTGGTGCCATTCGCTCAGTCGAGGATGTCAAGTTGTTCTACGGCCACCAGCACGATGACCTGCCGATTGGCAAAGTCATTGAAGGTCGCGACACCGAGGAGGGCTTCGAGATCGTTGCCAAACTCACCAAAGGCGTTCAGCGCGCAGACGAGACTCTTGCTCTCATGCGCGACGGCGTTCTAAACAAGTTTTCGATTGGTTTCAAGCCAGTCGAACAAACTCGTGAAGGCAAAGTCATCACGAGAACCCTCGTTGAGTTGTTTGAACTCAGCGTGGTACCCTGGCCGGCGTTCGCTGGCGCAGGAATCACCCAAGTTCGCGAGGAACAGGAACCAGCCGAGGCTGAGACTGAACCGACCGACGACATCCAAGAAAGTGAGAGCTCATTGTCTGAAAACACTGAACTCGATGTTCGCGCGATTCAGGATGAACTCGTTGAAGTTCGTCGCCTGGTCGAGGCTGGCATCACCCCACAGGCTCCAGTTGCACCAGCAGGTTCAAAGTTCCGTTCAATCGGTGCTTTTGCAAAGGGACTAGCCACTGGCGACGTTGACGCAGTTGAGGCCGCTCGTGCCGCTTCTGATTCTGGCGACGCTGGAATCGTTCCACCGTACTTTGGTTACATCAACACCCTTATCGCCAACAACCGCCCAACCCTAAACGCGTTCTCGCGTGCAGCGTTGCCAGCGACTGGCGTAACCGTTGAGTACGCCAAAATCAACTCAAACACCCTAGCGGTTGGCGAGCAGGACCCAGAAGGCGAAGCGCTATCGTTCGGTAACCTAACCTTCGAAGTTGTCTCAGCTGACGTCAAGACCTACGGTGGTTACACCTCGTTCACTAAGCAGTACGTTGAGCGTTCACAGGTCAACACCCTAGACGCAGTATTCGAAGGCCTAGCCATTCAGTACGCTTCGGCAACGAACGCACGCATGGTTGCAGTTCTAAACGGACTCGACTGGACTGGCAAGACCTTCGACGCAGACGGCCAGACCGCCTCGTCACTTGCTGAAGGTATCGCCAACGGTGCATCGTACATTTTCCAGAACAGCGGTCTACGCCCAGAGTTCATCATCGCAGCGCCAAACGCTTATGTGAACATTGTCAAGGTCGCAGCTGGAGACGGTCGCCCGGTTCTATCGCTAAACAACGACGGTTCAAACACCATTGGTTCGGCTAACATCCCTGGTCTATCGGGCTCGGTATTCGGTTTACCAGTGATCGTTGACCCACAGTTGGCTTCGGGCGTTGTCTACATGGCTAACTCTGCTGCTCTCATCTCGATGGAGTCTGGCAGCGTGAGATTGACCGACTCGGACATCACCACGCTAACCGATTCTGTGAGCATCTACGGTTACATGGCTGTGGCTGTTCCTCGCGCTGGCGCAATCGTCAAGCTCGACGTAACCGCCTAGGACTCATCGTGGCAGTGACGCTCCAGCAGTTCAAAGATTACGTAGGCACTAAAGACGTGTCAGACTTCCCTCAACGCTGCCTCGACGCAGGCTTGGCTGAAGTCAACTTGATGATTGGTGAGGTTACAACTGTGCCCACCGCCATCAAAGACGTCTGCACGCTGCAAGTAGCCTCTGAACACTGGAACCGTCGCTCCGCTCCAAGTGGCATCGCTCAGTTCGCTGAGGGTACCGGGCAGGGGATGCGTGTATCTCTCGACACTAAACGGTCGGTTTATGCGCAGCTCCTGCCCTACTTGGGCTGGTCTGTATGAGCGAAGTTGGTGCAGCAAAGGCAGAACTTGCCCTGACTCTACAAGAGGCTGGGTTGGACGTCTATGACTACATCCCTGAGCGTGTGACTCCACCAGTGGTTGTTATTCGTTCAGGTTCGCCATACATCGCACCTGGCTCTGTTGGTTCTGTTTACGACGTCAACCTCGAGCTAGTAATCGTGGCTGGTTTTGCCACAAACGAAACCACAACCGATGACCTCGACGATCTAATCGAACAAACACTAAACGCAATACCGGCCGACGCAGGCGTGGGCAGTGTTGCACAACCGTACTTGCTTGTCATGAACGGCAACGACCACCTGGCAACGACAATCAACGTTGACCTACAAATCTCAATCTAAAGAAAGGTTCGGGTAGATGCCAATCTCAACCAGAATCAAAGCCTCGAACATCAAGTTCACCATTAACACCACCGACTACTCTTTCGACGCTGACTCGATTGAACTGGCTCTAACTGACGCTCCTGGCGCACAGCAGACCTTCTCTGAAGTACAGCCGTTGCAAGAGTGGAAACTAACCATCAACGGTATCGCTTCGGGCGACAGCACTTCGCTGTACCAGTTGCTTTTCGCTAACTACGGTACTCAGGTTGCGTTCAAGCTTGCGCCGAACGGAAACACCACTGCTACCTCGTCACAGCCAATCTGGGAAGGCACCGTGTTGTTTGACACCTTGCCACCGCTTTCGTTGGTATCGGGTGAGATCATGCAGTTCACCACCGAACTAACTGTGATCAACTCGGTTCACACTCCAAGCGCGACTCCACCGGTCTACTTCGGTCTAACGAAAAAGACCAGCTAGTAACCGTGGCTACTGTCGGCCAGGTCGGCGGTTCCATTCGCGTCACAGGGCTTCGGGAAACTATCAAGCAACTCGAAGCCCTGGGCGCGTCTAAGCAAGAAATCGTTGATGCAAACGTAAGAGCTGCTACTACCCTAAAAATTGCTGCTCTACCCTTGGTACCTGTACGCACAGGTAATCTAAAACGCTCTTTACGAGTATCCAAAGCTAAGGAATATGCTCAAGTTATGATTGGCAGCAAAAAACTGCCCTACGCAAACCCGATTCACTGGGGATGGTTCTATGACAAAGACTGGTTCATTCAAAAGAACATCAAGCCCAACCTGTTTTTGTATCGTGCGCTTGGAAGTAAGTTAGATACAATCATGAGTGAATACAACCAAGATATGCAAAACCTCATTAACAAATACGGACTCGGAGACAAACTATGACCATCGACTTTGACACAATGACGCTCAACGAGATTGAGCAAATCGAACTGCTTACTGGTAAAAGCATCGACTCGATCATGGATGACGGTGCACCGCGTGGCCGAGTATTCAAGGCCATTATTTACGTTTTTACAAAGCGCACAAACCCAGACTTTACTTTTGAACAGGCAGGCGAGTTCTCGATGGAACAAGCCACTGCACTATTCAGCGGTGATGACGACCCAAAAGAAAACTAAGAGAGGAGCAAGCCGAACGTATGGCCGACTTCTGCCTGGCAACAAAAATGAGCCCGACAGAATACAGGTCGTTGAGTCAAAACGAATACAGAGCATTCGTAAAGATTCTGAACCGTCTGGCTAAATAGAGATGGCCGCTTTATCACTAAAGTTTCTCTTAAACGATAAAGGTTTACAGGATGGGATTAGACGTTCTAAAAAAGGTCTATCCGGCTTTGAGAAAACAACAAAAAAAGTTTCTAGCGGTATTAGCAAAGCACTCGGCGGTTTTGGCATTGCTCTAGGTGCTAGCGCACTGATCAGCGGACTAACCAACGCAACCAAAGCAGCAGCTGAGGATTTGAAGCAGCAGAAACTACTTGCCGGGCAGTTACAAAGAACCACTAAAGCATCAGAGGCTCAAATTAAGGGAGCGGAACGCTTCGTCCAGAGCCTATCTAAGCAAACCGGTATCCTCGACGATGACTTGAGACCAGCCCTATCGAATGCCGTCAGAGGCTCAGGTAGCCTTGCACGCGGTCAAAAGTTACTCCAAGTAGCCTTAGACGGCTCTGTGGCTTCAGGCAAGCCCCTAGACACCGTTTTGAACGCTCTAATCAAAGCCAACAACGGCAATACGCAAAGCCTGTACCGCTTGGCACCTGAGCTTCGCAAAACTAAAGGCGGCATCGACGATTACGCCGAGTCCGTCAAGGGAGCAGCAGTTGCCGGTGCAGACCCCTTCGCGAAGTTCAATGTTGCGGTCGAGAACCTGGCAGAGGAGTTCGGCACTCAGTTGCTTCCGTATGTTGAGCAGTTTGTGACGTTCTTGACCGAGACGGCCATTCCAGCGATTAGTCAGTTCATCGAGGATGCCAGCAATCCAAATACCGACACAGGTAAAGCCTTCAAGGCAATTAAGGAAGCCGTTGTCGGTAAAGATGGCAAGAGCGGTGTTTATGGTTCAATCCTGCTAGTGATTGACGCTATCGGACAGTTGTTTGGTTCATTATCGTCCAACGGCAACGCGCTCGACGGTCTGGTAAAGGCTTTTGAGATTCTGGCCGTATCACTCGACGTTATCTTGTTCAACATTGCCAGCATTATCAACCAGCCACTATCTGGCTTTGCTGATCGTGTAAAGAAGCAGATTTATGGTGCAGCTGCAATCAAGGCCATTCTTGAGCGCGAATCATTGTTCCCAGACACGTTTGTTCCAGGCAAGGGTCAAACCGGTATGTCTGTCATTGCTGCAGAGAACTCTGGCAAAACTAACAACTACACCATAAACATCAACAAAGCCAACATGACTCCGCAAGAGATTATCGCTGCAATCAAGAGGTACGAGCGCGAAACAGGCA